TCTCTGGCATCTGCTGTAGTCCATTGATCCTTCGGATATCGAAGTGCTTGCAAATGCATAGTGCCTTCGGTTATGCCAATAATCGCATCAACCCTTTTGCCTTCAATAGTGGCCCAACTTCGTTGCCTTCTGAAATCATTGAAATCACCTGGCGGAAGTATTCGACAACTATGTTCACCGGCAAATGGCATATTTTCACTCCAAAAAAGAAAGCCCGATCAAGTCGATAAACTGTGGCAGTTTTACCGCTCAATCGGGCTTTCAAGAGCCTCTAGGCTATTCGGTTTTGAAAAATCTAGCAATTATTGACGTTCTTGTCAATGTTTATGCGTTGGTTATTACTCCTTGCTTTCTTGTGGTAGCGAAACCAGGATGGTTTGTTGACCTGTAGAATCGACGATTTGCCGCGTGATATGTATTTCCTGCATTGGTACGTTGGTTCCGTTAACCGCTTTGAAGTTTCTGTAAATAGCCCAAACCCGATCATACAATCCATTATTCAAATTCTTATATGCCACCGTATTATCAATCCACAAAGTCTCTGGCGTATCTCCCCAATCAGCAATCCAGAACTTTCGTATACATCGTTGGACGTACTGTTTAAATGCAGGATTATTCAGAATTACATCAGACACCCCTGATGACTGATGTATTCTGATATCCGACGTTTTGACTTGCTCCATTTCATTTCTCCTTTCTAAACCGTTTTAGTTTCGATGGGCTTGTGACCACCGTTGCGGTTTACCTAGCCCTCATACGAGGGCTAGTCACTCACCAATTTATGCTTTGTTTATTAATTTACTTTGTTTCTTCAGTTGTTTTTCTTCTTCTGCTTGTTGAAGCATTAAATCAGCGAAATCGTATACGTACCATGATCTTAGTTCAGAATCTTCGTCACCATCCCATTCTTCACCATACTGTTCCTTCCACATATCATTGAACTTGTATTCTGGCAAAGTTTTGACGAACTCAAAAACGATAGTCCTGTCCTCAACTGTGTTTGCATCAAAGTCAACTTCTCCGCCATTGCCCTCATCAGTAACCCAACCAATCCTTTTTCCATCCTTATATAAGGTGGCTTGCGCACCAACTCCTTCACGCGCCGTCCAAGACTTATATCCCTTGACACTAAAGGTTGCTAGTATCTGTGCTTTCCCCTCTTGATATGTATTCATTTTTGCTCCCCTTTCAACCGCTGTAGATTTTGCCAAGGCTTGTGACTTGGCTTGCGGTTTACCACGCTCCCGAAAGAGCGTGTCACTCACCAATTATCACTGTCTATATTCACAAACTACACCCTTTTCAGGGCTGTATAGGTGATTGCATCCGTTTATAATATGGTCTCCCCATTCCTTATTAGGATCACAGATACACCATGCGTCCCACATAATCCCAATAGCATCTGTACGTACGAATGCCTCGCGCATTGCTGTACATTCTTCGCCTTTAATACGATGCCTCGTTATAAAGTACTCCGATGATGCCCCTCCACCTATATGATGCACAAAATCCATTTGCCTATGCGGAAGATTCTTGTCTAGCGTGGCTTCTATGTCATTGAGTTCCTCAATTTCCATACCGCCACTTTCTAAATTGTCTACCGCAAACCTACCCCAGGTGCAGTACAATAACTCCTCGGATTCAACGTCTGCTATAGCTATAATGTCTGTGTTCTCCATTTGCTTTCCCCTTTCGTATTTTAGTTTGGCTTTCGCCTACGCCCTTTCGGGCGTTTCGGCTGAGTGCCACTCAGCCTCATCAGGGCGAGTAGGCTTTAGTAGCCTACTGAGTTCAGTCGTTGATTTACTTCTGCTGATGAGTGTCCTTGTAGTGCAATACCGAAACCGACTTCGGCTCGTTGCAACCAATAGTCTTGACCACGTTGCAGAGGTAAAACAAATTCATCCTCGCAAGACTCACAATACTTACCAAATTCAGAATCGTGAGAACCTAGCCCCTTACCTTCAAAATCCTTATCGCAATAATCACATGTAAACATTTTCGTCTCCTTCGTATTATTTAGCTTTCGCCGACGCTTGTGACGTTTCGGCTAGGAGCTACCTAGCCTCATCAGGGCGAATCAGTTATGCCTCCATCAATTCGAGAACTCTGGCTTCTATATCAGCCTCTGCGATAGCTTTCTCAAAACAGGCTTGCAATCTATCCGTAAACCACTGTTTCTCATCCGTTCCCATTTCCGAGCCTTCATCTGAACCGAATGTAAAGTCCACGCTTACGTTCAACTTCAAAACTTCCTGCATCCAATTCAATCGTGCTAGCTTGGGCTGACCATTCTCTACATTTATCCCTATGCTGTTGCTGACTATGATTTCCATCTTTCTGTCTCCTTCGTTGGTCTAAATTGCCTTGTACAAGGCAATTGTAAAGGTCAAATCAGTAGTTGTCAAGTATTTGTCAACTACTACTGCACATTTATTTCAATCAATGATATGGTAGGAAACGGTTCGGTCGTGATGTTTACCTTGAGACAGTAAATGCGCAACCGATTAGAAAAGAGCCACCAAGGTTTCAGCCTTGGTGGCTCTTTGTTATGCTATGCGTTCAGCCTTGCAACGCCTGCATTGGATCTTCGTTCCACTTGCAACATGCTTGCCGAGCAACTTATTACACCCAACGCATCGGAACAGCTCGACTCTATCGAATGACCTTTCAATATTTGGATCTTGATAGATATCCATTAACTCCGATGACTCTGGAGTAACTATAGTAGGTGCATCTTCACTTAACGCCTTGGTTCGATACCGTACAACGCATCTGCAATTCGGATGCGCTGGTATGGTATCGTCACCAGATGCAAAAGGCTCATCAATGGCAATCCAGCCCTGCTTTTCATTTCCAAGGCACTCATCGTCAACGTCTCCAGAAGTCGTCCATCGCTTCTCATCTCGACCTTCAGCTATTGCCGCGCCCTTCTGGCCCTGTCCTAACGCAAACGTTGTTTCGGTTCGTGCGACCAGGTTCGCTCGCTTGCGACTGAATATGAAATCATCTTGTATCTGATTGCGTATGGTCTGGATCGAAGCACCTTCAAGAATATTGGTTCCGACTATCTGGCGGACTCTTGTTTTCGTTGTTTCCGCAACTCCCTGGATTAGTGTTGCCGCTTTTTCACGAGCCCATTCAGCCGCGATCTGCTGTACTGAAGCAACTGGTATAGCAGGCAATTCCAACACAAAAGAAGCTGTATACGCGGCAACCAGCTCGGCAATAATTTCATCTTCATACTTGGCAACCCAATTCCAATCGTAACCATCAATATCGCTGATCTCTAACTTGGTGCGTACATCCATTAAACAACCTCCTCGAGATAGTTCAGTATATTGTTGCGTTCGTTACGTAATCGAACCGCCCACTTGCTTTCCATTTCATCTTCTTCGTCATTGACTTCCTGTTCCCTTAGATCGCTTGCCGCTTTTGTCTGCAATCCATCAACACCTAATGAGAAAATACCGCCAGAACTTTGCGCAACGTAATCATCTCCACCTTCATCGGCATCATCGAGCCCTAAAAGCCTGCGTCCTTCATTACGAGTTATCAGTCCATTCTTGTATGAATCCTGCGCAACCCTGGCGTTCAATTCCCTGTTTTCTGGCGTCGGATCCACGTAATCCAAAAATAAACTACGGTCAACAATACGAACCAGGCGTTCGTTGACCGACTGTTTAATTCGCTCAAGTAACGGCACTAGCAAATGAGTGCTAAACAGGATATCTCCGGCTTCCGCATTAGCTCGATTTACTGATTCAGTAACACCCATGACTGAAGATGGTATTCCATAAGCTCCAAATATAATGTCGCGGTTCAAACGCCGCATATCGTTCATTTGCATATCACGCTGACTGAACTTACGGTCGACCCACTTTCCGCGCTCTAATACGGCCACGCGGTGAGCATTACTGACGCCCTGATGTTGCTGGCCCCATCTGGAAACCAAACGCTCAAAATCTTGATCGCTCATACCTTCATCAAACTGAAGTATGCCTCCAGGCATCGCTCCATTCGTGAAGAAATTGCGCGTCCATTGAGCCGCACTCTGCTCCGCACTAAGGTCTGACATCATACTTTGTACCGTTCCAATCCCTCTATAGGGATCAACAGGACTCGGCCTGCGAATAAATATGACGTCCTTTCTCTCAAGTGGGATCTGTTCCGATCCTATCTGATAAACATATCCAGCAATGAAATCAGTAGGGTGCGGAACAGGTCTTATCCTGTCAGGCCGAATATTCCATATCTCGACAGGACGCCCACTCCTGTTACGAACCAAAAGCCACCAGATCTCTCCGGTCAACTCGAAATGCTGTATCGATGTTTCGATAAATTCGTGCCGTGTAAAAAATGGATTAACACTGCTCCAAAGATCAAGAAGCGGATGTTTGTCTACGGATCTGACGTCGCCATTTGGCATCGTTCGGAACAGGCCCCAATGAACAGCCGCAGTTGATGCCGCAATCCTGTCCACTACAGCAAATAACCAGGACGTCATGTTCATCGCCTGCAACTGCGATAACTGGTTTGGCGGTGCAACACCACCACCAGACCCAACCAGGTTGAATCCACTGGCCAATGACTGCGGCGGACGCTCTGTGTTTAACTTCAACATATTCGCTATAGACCGACCTAATAAAGTCATCAATCATTCCTTTCTGCGGCAAACCCTTGCGCAATAACGACGAATATAACACCGAGTACAATCATCGAAACAACTGGATTCAGAAACCATAATCCACCGACTATCATTCCAATCCCAAAAGCCTCGAGTATTGCCGGTAATGCCTGAGCCTTGAGCTGTGCGTTTGATCTCCACTCCAATCTCGGTAATATCCTCATTCTGTTATCCACCTCACATTCGGCCTTCCTTTCTGGCTCAAATCTGTCATTCCCCATACCAACGCATCTAACCTGTCTGGACTCGACGGCGTTTCTGGCGTCCAGGAAACCATCTGCGACTCGAGTGTCGCCAGATTCGGAGCGTGAAATACCTTTTCCTGCTCATACAACGCCGCTATCGGCTCCGCTCGTAACCGCTTTCCGCGACTAGCGTGTACCGCTGTATACGGAACCGTTCCATTTACCGTCCTCAGCGTATGTTCCACCATGTCACCACCATTGTTAACTTCACCAATAATCCTGTCCGCCTGGTGAATTATGAAAGCGTCAATAGCCTTATTCGCCCACTCATCAGGCGAATATCTGCCACTGTAATCAGCTAAAACATAAAACAAACTCCCCTCAGCTCTGCCAACAACGATAATCCCTGTCTCGTCTGAATCACTGGTATTCGTTACAGCAGGATCAATCGCAACAACAACGCGCTCCAGGTCTGGTATCCCTTCTGACTGCACCGTATGAATCATTGACCACTGCCACAACGCTCCTGGTACATCATCGAGCCATTCGGCCATGATTTCCTGACGCCCTATGCGCGTTCCACCATACTGCTCGCGTAAACGCTGGCGTACAACGTCCGAAAGGTGAGTGTTATCATAGGTAGTCGCTATCACTGTCGCTGTAGAACTCAACTCGGATAACCTCCGAACAAAATCCCGATTCTTTGGTGTCGTTGTACATATCGCTCTGGGATGTTCACCAAGCCTTAAACCAAACTGGGCTTGATGCCAGCTTGCCTCATTCCATAAGGCAAGCTCATCAGCCCAAAGCAACGACCACTGAGGCCCGTTCCACCTGGCAGGCTCCTCAGATCCCATAAACTTCACATAACCACCATTGACATGATGCGCTTCTCCTATGGATCGGTTGTACTTGAACTCGTGCGGTGCTAAATTGATGAGCCCTGTAACACCCTCAGCACAAACATCCCTGGCGTCAGCAATAGTCGGCGCACCAATGCCAATCCTTGCCTTCCTTCCATACTGCCTCAAATGATCCAAACAATACTGCGTCCCTGCAAGCGTTTTTCCACTTCCACGACCACCCAGCAACAACCAGACATCCCAACTTCCATCCGGCGGAAGCTGATGCGCTAACGGCTTCCATACCGTCATCTCATCGTTCCATAAATCCCTCGCCGATATCAGCTCTGTGTCAAACGATGTTTTCTGCATAATTACTCCATTATGTGCTGTTTCTTCACGCTATATATCAACTACTTTGTTCCTGGTTGCCTCATTGTCGTTCCTGTCTTGTCAAAAATTTGAAAAAATCTATATACAGCGTTCCCCAACCCGACCGTCGATTCTCGTGTATCTCGTCGGAGCCCGAGCGATGCGCCAGGCGTCCTGTACTCAGTCCTTTCGCTGGCGTTATCCGAATCGCTCCTGCGACATCGCATCGATACGATCCATCAACATATCTGCTTGCGGAGTATGGCCGTGGACGTCACGATACGCCTCGAGGAACACCTTCAACACTTCGTTCCAGTGAACAATATCCAATCGGATCCTTGCTTCAAGTTGTTTGGGTGCGTCAAGTCCAAGAAGATTGCGTCGGCTTTCTTCGATCTTCAATGCCATCGCTGTTGCCTGGACATCGCCTTCGTCTACGGATTGCCATAACGGACGGCTCATCTTATCCAGCTTCATCAGTTGTTCCTGTCGCAACTGGTTAGCACTATCAGCGTGCAACTCTGCTGTTGAATCCAGGTATCTCTTGATGGCCTTATAAGCACCGGAGTCACTGGCGTATCCGAGCTTCTTCGCTATGTCCTTCAGCTTCCAGTTCTGAAGTCGCAACTCGATAGCTTCTTCGGCCCTCAGACGAGCGCGGATCGTTGTGCGACTGCTGGCTCTGGTCTTTTTTCCCTGCGGAACTATCGTCTTAGTTGACATTATCTTTCCTCATCGATCAGTGATTCGATCTCTATCGAGCCTGAAGGGCTCCATTTATAGACGTTCCACTCGTCATCGATTCGCAGATAGAATAACAAATCTGCATCATTATGAACAACTTTGAGTTCATTTGCGGAGTTATTGAACATTCTAAGAGCGGAGTTCACGATAGTTTTCCTATTAGTTCTGGCCTTATTGAGTGTTCGGAGTTTGACTTCGATAAGAAGGATCTGGGAGTTATTCCAGGCAATGATATCTGGGAACGCTGATAGGTGCGTTCGTCTTACTTCAAAGCCCTTGTTTATGAGTTGTGATTGCAATAGGGCTTCTGCCCTGCCGCCTTTCGACCTTGCTCCTTTATTATTAGCCATAAGAACCTTTCAGCGTTTACTGTGAATTGTTGTACTAGGGGCTATCTATATAGCCCCATAGTACAATCACAATCACAACGCCTGAGATTGTGATTTATTGTGATTCGTTTTACGGAAGTACAATGCGTGGATTGTGATTTCGTTGTGATGTTATTGTGATCGTTGTGATTCATAATTACAATTAATGATCCTGCATAACATCGATATCGCCAGTTCTGTTTTGCATTAGTTTCATATCCTCATTTAGTAGATAGATAATGAGCCCTTGAAAAAGGGCTGACGGATGATCTATTTTGTTTATTGGCGTTATATTGAGTGGTATTTATTTTCTTACTGCTGGGATTCACGGTATCGACTGTTAGAAGTGGAATCTGAATGTCAGTTCTCCAGTGATTGATGTCTCGTTGTCTGTATATGCCTCCTTTCGTTACGTTCGTGCAGTAGAACCCAATCATTGACCAAAAGATATTGGCATCGCTGTTTGAAGCACAACGCAATTTTATTCCGGTAGCGTTGACCGACTTAGCGATTTCTATAAGCTCAGATACCATACCCCAACCCAAGTGACGTTTCCTGGAGTCGTAATCAACGCAAGCCTGAAATATATGGATATCCCTGAACGGTTTTACAGCACCATGCCATAAATATCCAGCAAGTTCGTCGTTATCTCGACAGGTAAGAACTTGCCTTGCATCAAGTGCCTTTTCTAATGTCGAAAGCGGATAAAATGCGAGATCTTCATAGTTTTGCTTTTGAAGGTGGTCAATATAAGTCAACACGGTCATTATGTTCCCTGCTCCTTATACCAGCGTCGCAGATTACGTTTTTGTTCCATTATCTTGTAATAATCCCGCCAATATATCTCCGTTATTTCATCTTTGTTGTAAATTGACCCATCATGAAAAATCGGAGTACCCTTTACAGGTAGCGTATCTTCGGCGGTGATGCGAGTATGTTTGATATTATCTTCTGATTCCATTGGTAATCTCCTTTCTGTCTTAGCCTCTGTGAACACCGTAATTGAAGCCGCGTTTTTGAACAGCGATATTGCAGGGTCTACAGATCTTAGTTTCGGGCCTGAATGTTTTAGGGCTAAGGATGGTGCGCTTCCATTCCTGCTTGCCGCATAGCTCACATTCCCACCACTTCCAAAATGATGCCCCTGGCTTTCCTATTTCCTTCGATCGTCGTATTTCACCTAGTTCTGGCATTAGCGTTCTCCTGGTTATAAGATCATTGGAATCGATATACCGGATAGCCGCTTTTCCGCGAGCTGGAGATATTCTTCGCTTATATCAGTGCCAATACCCTTGCGCCCTAGCCTCTGAGCAACCGCCAGTGTAGTTCCTGATCCTGCAAACGGATCTAAGACCGTTGCAGGAACAGTATCGGCGTTACACTCACAAGTCGGTTCCCACCCCACAGTTTGAAAAACAGGACTACTACTGCCGTCGTCATAGCCACTAAACCCCGTAACAAGTCCTTGATTTCGCTTTGCTTCGCTTTTGCCGGTTGCATAACTTTTTCCAGTGCTAATCCGTTCCAATATTCTCTGCCACGGCTTGCCACACTCCGAGCAAACGCCCTTCTCTGATGTTCCTGCGAGTATGCAAGGCTCCACGAGTTTCTCTGGATATGTTGCAAAGTGGGCTTCTGGATAGGGTTGCGTTGGTATGTTCCATACGGTGCGCTTATTTTTTCCTAGTGGATTATCTATGATTGTTCCATCTGCTTTGTAGTGCCCACTATGCCCTTTGAAGCTCGTACCACCGCCACCATACGTGGCATCGGGATATTTAGTGTCAATCTCCCAGACGGTACGTTTGTTGCGTCCTGAAGGGTTGTATAGCTTCTTCTCAAACCTTGCGTGTTCCCTCACGTTAGCATTGTTGAGTCCTTTTGAATCACTGTCTGAAGTCCACGATGTCATGGTATGTGCTTCCCTTATCGCATCGGCGTCATAGTAGTATCGGGGGCT